TATAGATTTTACTTCTATAAAAGGTGAAAATTATGATGTACATTATTTAACTTTTGATGGACTTTCTCATACTGTTGCAGGTGTTTCTTTATTTAGTATTAGATATTCAACTGATGGTGGAAGTTCTTATGTATCAAGTGGCTATCAAAATGCTTATCAACAGGGTTTTGCAAATGGTACTTTTAGTGAGTTAAGAAGTACAAGTGAAAGTGGAATTAGAATAGGATATTCCTATTCAACTGTAAAAACAAGTGGTTATGTATATTTATATAATTTAAACAATTCATCAAAATATTCTTTTAACACATTTCAAAGTATTGCTGACAATACTGCTATGCAATTTGGTGGTGGTGTCTATCCAACTGCAAATACAGTAAATGCAATAAGAGTTTATGATGTATATTCCTTAGATAGTGGAACAGTAAAACTCTATGGAGTAAAACAGATATGAGTAACCTAAGATTAATTAATGAAACTTCTGCTACTAATTCATCACAAGTAAATATAACAAATATATTTTCAGCAGATTTTGATATTTATAAATTTACAGTTTTAGTTGATGAAGGAACACAAAATGACAACATTAATGCAAGACTTATAAATGCTAGTGGTAGTGTTGTTTCTACTTCTACTTATGATTGGGCAGGTTTAGATATGAACTCTTATACAACTTTTAATGAAGTTAGATTTACTAATACATCATATTTTCCTAATCTAACACAAGCAGATTTACAAACTGATGATGGTGGTAATTTTGTTATGTATTTATTTAATCCTTTTTCATCTAGTAGTTATACATTTATGCTTGGGCAATCATCACAACATTTTAGTTCTGCTAATTACTACAGAGCAAGAAAATATATTGGTGTAGAAAAATCAACTAACAGTATGACAGGTTTAAATTTTTGGCTTAATAACAATGGAACACCTGATTGGGAAATAAAAACTTATGGATTGAGAGTAGATAGCTAATGGCAGGACAATTAATTCAAGTAAATACTGCAACAGTTACAGTAGCAACACCAAGTGTAACCCTTACAGGCATAGATAGTGATGATGTTTATATGGTGGCAGTAAATAATTCAACATCAAGTGTAGATGTTTGTAACTATAATATTAGATTTACCACAAGTGGCACACCTGATACTACTTCTAATTATGATTTTGCAAGATTTGGTTTAGATGCAAGTGCTACTTTTGAGAAAACAGGAATACAAAATTCAGCACAACCAACTTTAGGCAATGGTGGTACAGGCACAAGTGAACAAATGAATTGGATTATTTATTTGTTTAACTTTAACAATGCAAGTGAATATTCATTTATGACTTTTGAAAGTACAGGCTTAAACAATGCACCAAATTTAAAAGCATATCAAGGTGGTATGGTGCATACAGTTGCACAGGCTTGTGATGGAATACAGTTTTTCTATTCTAGTGGCAACATAAATAGTGGAACATTTACTTTATATAAGGTGGTATAACAATGGCAGATGATTTGAAATATGGATATAAAGGTGCAGAACCAACACAAAGTTTTGGTAATAATACAGGTGTGTTTGACCCTAATGATATTAATAACCTTATAGCAGATAATAAATGGACACAGTATGGACAATTAGAATTAATTGAAACTAAAAGTATTACTTCATCTACTGCAAGTATGATTTTTAGTGACATACAAGAAAGCACTTATAATGTGCATTTTTTAACTTATAATAATTTTCAACCTGTAACAAGTGCTGATAGATTGGGACTTAGATTTTTTGAAAATGGTGTTGAAGAAACTGCTTCTGTTTATCAATATGCAAATCAAAGTAATAAAGCAAGTGGTGCAGTAGCAGAAGTAAGAACAACTGCTGATAATCATATAAGATTAGGAATTAATGTTGGAACAACAACAGGAAATTCTGATAGTGGTTACATATATTGTTATAATTTAGGGGATAGCAGTAAATATAGTTTTACAACTATACACACAACAGGAATTTATTATTCATCTAGTGATTTTACTATGGAATTTGGTAGTGGTGTTTTACCACAGGCAAGTACAATTAATCAAATAAAATTATTTATACCAACAGGAAATAATATAGCAAATTTACAAGCAAGTCTATATGGAATAAGGTATTCATAATGGCTACTAATTTAGAATTTATAAAATCTGAAACAGGAACTTCTGTTACTTCTTTATCAGTAACAGATTGTTTTAGTGCTGATTATGATGTGTATCAAGTATTAATTTCAAAGTTAAATGGACTTCAAGCAAGTGGTGGTAGAGTGGTGCAAACTAGATTTATTGATAATGTAGGTAGTGTTATATCTGCAACTGAATATGATTATGCAACTCTCAGTATGAGAAGTTATGATGTATTTGAACAATTTAAAACTACAAATGCTACTGATTTTTTATACACAATTAGATATGAAGCAGCAGATACAGAAGGTGGTGTAAGTATGAATATTTATAATCCTAATGACAGTTCAAGTTATACTTTTGCAAATTGGCAATCAGCAGGAACAGGAACATCCAATAGATTACTTGGTTATAAAAGCATTGGAGTTCATAAATCAGCAGAACAAATAACAGGTATTCATTTTTTTGCTAGTGCTGACAGTTTTGATTTAACAGTTAAAGTATATGGAGTTAAATAATGGCAGGTAGCTTAATAAAAATAGATGAAGAAATAGTTACATCATCAGTAGCAAGTGTTACTTTAACAGGTATTGATAGCACTTATGATGTGTATATGTTGAAATATAATAATGTTGTTGCTGATACTGATGCAGTAGGTTTAAGAATAAGATTAACAGTTTCAGGAACACCTGATACTTCAGCAAATTATGATGGTGCAGCAAAAGTATTAAGAGCAAATACAACTTTTAACAATAGTTCTTATACAAATTTAAATCAGTTTAATATTGGAAATACAGGAACAGGAACAGGGGAACAATTCAATGGAGTTCACTATTTATTTAATTTTAACAATGCTAGTGAATACTCATTTATCACAACTGAAACAAGTTTTTTAGAACACTCACCTGCATTACAGGGTAGGCAGGGTGGAGAAGTTTTGACAGTTGCACAAGCCACAGATGGAGTACATTTATTTTATTCTAGTGGAAATATAACTGAAGGAACTTTCACATTATATGGTTTAAAGAAGTAAGTATAAGAAATATATAGTAAGATAGGAGAGATATGGCAACATTAGAAGAACTAACAGTTATAGCAACTCAAGAAGTTGAGGACGCTAAACCAATGTACAAGCAAGTTAATAATGAGAGATTGGAATTTTCACAAGCTGATTATGACCAAGCAATTATTGATAAAGCTAATTCTATGTGGAACGACCAACAGTTTGGTTATATTCAAGCTAGGCAAGAGGCTTATGGTTCAATAGCAGACCAACTTGATATGCAATATTGGGATTCTGTTAATGGAACAACCACTTGGGCAGACCACATAGCACAAGTTAAAGCTGATAATCCAAAACCTGAATAATGCAAATAGACCTTATTAGGACACAATTTGGCAATGACGCAACAAATGGCTTGTTATTTATTGACGGAAAATTTGAGTGTTATACATTAGAAGACCAATACCAAGCAGTTAAAGTTATGCATGAAACTTGCATTCCAGAGGGCTCTTATGAAATTAAATTTAGAAAAGTAGGTGGTTTTCATCAAAGATATTCTGAAAGATATAAAAATGCTCATTATGGTATGTTATGGCTACAAGATGTACCTGAATTTGAATATATATTAATACACTCTGGTAATACAGATGAACATACTTCAGGTTGTATATTAGTTGGAAATACACAACAAGATTTAGATTTAAGTAAAGACGGCATGGTAGGTAAATCTAGAAAAGCATATGAACAAATGTATAGAAAAGTATCAGCAGTTTTATTACAAGGTAGTAAGGTAACTATTAATATATCTAAAATCAATTTAGGACCAGATAATAAAGCAAAAGACCATGTTATAAATATTTCAGAAATGCAAAAATTAATTGATAATCAAGATGAAAAATTATCTCATATATCAGGACAATTAGGCATTTTATTAGCTTTAGTTAAAGGCAAAAATATAATCTAAAGGAGTTTTAATGCTCTGTCATAAATGCAAAATTAAATATATTATTAAAAATGGCTATCTATTATGTGCGAACAAAAAATGTCCTTTGTATAATAAAAAGCAGACACAAATATTTAAACCTGAGGAGGAATAAATGAAAAAAAGTAATTGGAAAGCATATTGGAAATTTATGTTTTCAAAAGCTTTTAGAACAGGACTACAATCTGCAATATCATTATATTTAGCAAATAGTTCAGGAATTATAGACGCAGATATGGTTCAATTGTTAGGCGTAGCTTTTTTATCTAGTTTTATTACAGTAATACAACATGCATTAGAACAATATAAGCCAAAACAAACTTTTGATAATTCATGAAAATAGATTTTAAAATGCTTATGCCAATATTAATAACTGCTTTAATAGGCGTTATTGGTTGGTTATTTAATACAATAGAGGAATTGCAAATAGCTCATAGTTCAATGATGACGCAACTACGCATATTAGAAAAAGATTTAGATATGCAAGAAAGTTTATTTAGTGAGTTATTATTTAAAATAAGTGGTTAAATATGGATTATATAATTGGATTTTTACTAGGATTTTTTTTAAAAGAAATTAGTAATTTTATTAAAAGAATAACAAGTTCATCTATTCAAAAAGATTGGGATAAAGAATGGGATTGGATTACGCCTATTCAAGAGGATGATTTACCATAATGTGTTTAGTAACTAAAAATCCTGACGGTTCATTTGTTCAAATTTGTAATTGTGAACATGGTAGTGAAAATTGTGAAAATAATGAGTGAAAATAACGGATATACACAAAAGGAAATGACAGAAAGAATTATGCTAGATATAGAAAAGATTTTTAACAAATTAGATGAATTACAAAAAGATATAAATACAAGACCAACAAGAGCTGAAATCTATGGTTGGATAATTGCAGGAATTTCTATTGCGACTTTGGTCAATGTTTTAATGTAAAATAATATAAAAATAAAGGATAATAAAAATGGTACAACCAACAGAGCCATATAGTCGGCTTAAAAACTATACAGAGAATATGACAATTACAATTGCAACAGACGACCAAAATAGTAATAGCTTTGATATGCAAGGTAGTAAATTAAGAGCTTTAATTATGCCTAGTGTTTTAACAAGTAATAAGTTTCAATTACAGTTCAGTATTGACAATTCATTTTGGTATAACTTTACAAATATTACAGGAATAACTCAAGACATACAACATACTGCTGATGGTTTAGTTTTTTTGAATGATTTTGATTTTTTATCTGACGGATATTTAAGAGTTAGGACTAATTCTTCAGAACTTGCAGATAGAACATTTATTGGTATATTTGGTTAATTTAATAACAATTTTAATGTAAAAAAAAGGGGCTTTCGCCCCTCTCTTTTTATCCTTTCCAAGGATTTTTATAGCTCTCTGCACAACCTTCGTTACAATGGTATTGTGTCCAACCGTCTTTTCTAGTCATTGTCATTAATCTTTTATCATTGAGTTCTGCAGTTGCTTCGTTATAGCAGTAGCTTAAGTCAGAAATTTTCCAACCTGAAAATTCGTTAGCTCTTTTTCTGCAATTACATGGACCATAAAAGTCAATGTTTACTTGACCACAATCTTCATAGTGCTTTTCGCTATTCTCCCAATGCTTTACAACTTTAACTTTTTTTAGGTTTTTTTCTTGTTTCACTTTGTTCTCCTTATTATCTAACATACCTATATATTATGCTTCTTGGCTAGAGATAACAACTAAAACAAGTATTTTATAAAAAAATAACTACCGCGATACTTACTTCTCTCGAATTTTTTTTAAAAATACCAAAAAAATTCGTATTTTCTACTAATATTTTACTGTGGCGAATAAGAACACACCTAAAGAATGGGGCAATAACTTTTATAAAAAAGGTTGGCAACCAGGCTTAGAACTTAATGATGAAACTGGTCTTGGAGAAATAACTCATGTTGGAACTGACCCTAATTTTAGAAATAAATATGATGAAATATTATTAAATTGGGGCTTTGACCCTAAAGAATATGAAATAATAGGAACAGTTAGAGCTAGTAGTTGGAACGCTCAATTAAAAGGTGGAACTGTTGAAACTTTTTATGCTTTTAAAGGCATAGTTCAAAGAAAAAATCCTAAAAGAGATAAATATACAAAAGAATTAATTAAACATATATCTAAAAAAACACCATTAAAACAAAAAACTTTAGGTGGAGATACTGCTTTTATGTTCTTTATGGCTGATTGGCAATTAGGAAAAAAAGATTTTGGAGTAGAAAATACTATAAATAGATACGATATTGCCTTACAAGACGCAGTAAATAGAATAAAAGATTTAAGAAAAGTAGGAGTTCAAATAGATGAAATTTATATGGTCGGTTTAGGCGATTTAACTGAAAATTGCACTACTGCTTTCTTTGATAGCCAACCTCATAATGTTTCTTTATCCCTAATTGAACAATACGCACTAGCAAGAAGTATGATTATGAAAACAGTTGATACATTTTTACCTCATGCAGATAAATTAGTTTTAGCAGGAATTCCAGGAAATCACGGCGAAATGACAAGAAGTTCTAAAGGTAATGTATTTACAAATAGATTAGATAATTCTGATATTATGCATTTTCAAATATGTGAAGAAATAATGAATGCAAATAAAGAACGATATAAAAAGGTAAGAGTAGAAGTACCAGATAATTTTCATCAAGTATTAGAAGTTAAAGGTAAAACTTGTGCTTGGACTCATGGACATATGACAGGTAATAGTGGCTCTAATCCAGAAATAAAGATAGAAAATTGGTGGAAAGGACAAATGTATGGCTTTTTACCTAGCGGACAAGCAGAAATATTAGTAACAGGACATTATCATCACTTTAGAGCTAAATATCAAGGCGATAGAGCTTGGTTTCAAGCACCTAGTTTAGATAAGAGTATTGACTTTACACAACGAACAGGACTATGGAGCCACCCTGCAGTATTAACATTTACAATAAATGAAAAAGGTTGGGCAAATTTAGAATTATTGTAAATATAGCTAAAAATATACTATACTTATATGTATGGCAGAATTAAAAAAGTTGCACGCAATTGAATATACAGGAGATACTCCTCAATTTATTTTTAAAAGTGGAGAAGATATTACAATGGAGCCTATGAGAAAAGGCGTACATTTAATTGAGCAACTTACAAAAAGCTAAAAAAATACAAAAATGTTAGAGTTAATAATCGCTTGTGCTATACCTTACCCTTTTTTAACTCCTGATACTTTAAATGAATATATTGAATGCAGAGAAATACAATATAAAGTTAGTGCAGTAGAAGAACATATTGAATTAATAGTTGATGAATTTGGTTTAGATAAAGCTTTAATACCTTTACTAATTATTTATTGTGAAAGTTCTGGCAGAGAAAACGCTATAAATTACAATAAAAATGGTACAACTGATAGAGGATTATTTCAATTTAATGATAAAACTTGGGCTTGGTTAAAACCTAAATTAAAAATAACAACTACTCCATTTAATAAAATAGTAGCTACAAAAGTAGCTAAATGGTTAATGATTAATGACGGCTTACACCATTGGAACGCAAGTAGAAAGTGTTGGGACTATGATAATAAAAACTGAAAAAGAAATGGAAAAATTATTAAAAGAAATAGAACATACAAAAGGTGGTAGTTTAAGTTCTAAAAGTCATTTAAAAAATGCTTTGTATGATTGGCGAGTTGAAAAACAATGGGATAAAGAAAGTTCTAAAGTTTTTAGCTTAGAAGATAAAGGTTTTATGTTTATTTCTTATACAAAAAGAGAACCAAGACATTGTACTTTAAGACATTTTTTCGTATTAGAACAATATAGAGGTAAAAATATTGGTGCAGAAATGATGAAAATGTTAGAAGAAGATATGAAAGAAAATTATGTAATGTTATTAAGGTTTTTTGCAAATAAACCAAGTATTAAATTTTATGAAAAATTAGGCTACAGGTGGCATGGAATATCAAAAACTGGCTTACCTTTTACTTATTGGAATATAATCACTAAAAAATTAGCACCATTACCTAAAACTCAAGAAAGATATATTGTAAAACCTACACCAATGTAAAAAAAGAAGACCTTAAAGACTGTTGCCAGTCCTTAAAGTCTTCTCGTATGTTAGATAATAATCACGGAGTTATCAGTGAATATATCATCTATTCTACCCTATTGGGAGTTATAAATCTAAATTAAGAGATTAAAGATACAGGCTAAATAATGACAATCTTGCTTACAGTTAAAGTTCAAAGTAATTTGTCAAAACCACTTTGATTAAATTAACAACCCACCACACTCCACAACTAACCTAAAAGGATATTGTACTGCAAGTTATTCCTTCAGGCTTATATACCTTTCAGTATATGGCTCGTGCATTACGCTACGACCACCTGAGATGAAGCTTCCCAAATGAGAAGTTACCTTCACAACCTATATCTTTAATCTCTCAAATTAACTAAGTCCTTACGGATATGAGCGTATCTGTTTGCTTACTTAAATTACTTATCTAACATTTTTCGACATGCCGTATTTCAGGATTGGTTACTAAATGGTTTATAAGTTTTAAGTAGTTCATATTGCTTCGAATCAATATATGCTTTATAGCGTAGCCCTAAAGTATTTCAACTAAAGGCAGGTACATTCCTGAACTACTTGCCAAACAACTACTCATATCCATAAGAACTCAGTTACAAAGAGCTTTTGTGAGAGCATACTCTAGATTTTTGGCTAGTTAAGTTTATACCAATCCTACTTTAAATTATTTTTTAATGGAAATTCTCAATCCTGTAGTCAATACGCCTACCTTACTTCTTACTTCTTGCTTTACTTCTTAACAAGTGGGCTAATTACCTCCCCAAGTTTCATTTTCAGGTACTAGTTTATGCTCACAAAAGCTCTCTGTTTAAGTCTTCATCAAGGTTGAATTTCTAATTTCTTACCTACCAATTTTACTTGGGTTAGCTCTCGCTCTACTCGGTTGCTATTTTTTAAGGCTAACCATAACCTTATAAAAAATATAATAAACCTATATTATACTTTTTCTACTTTTTGTTCTAAGTTTTTTTTATTTTAGTTGTTATAGCGAGAACAGATTATATAATAGACAAATTTTTTATACCTGCTAACCTTATCTCAAGTACTAGAAAACCTTAAACAAAACTAGGAGGACAAAATGGCACATGAGCCAGAATATACTAAAGACCTAACTATATTAGGAAAAAAGACAAGAAATCCATTAGACCAACTTGAAACTTTTCCTGCACCAAAAAATACTCAAACAGTAAAATTTTGGACTGATGAATTGACAAGTTTATGTCCAATGACAGGACAACCTGACTTTGGAGAATTAACTATTGAATATCAGCCTGATGAATTATGTATTGAAAGTAAATCATTAAAGCTATATTTATGGACATTTAGAGAAGTAGGACATTTTTGCGAGGCATTAGCAAGTGATATTGCACAAAAATTATTTGATACTTTAGAGCCTAAATGGATAAAAGTAACTAATAAACAATCTAAAAGAGGTGGAATTGAAACTACTTCAGTAGGATATTTGGAGAAATAATGAAAAGAGCAGTATTAAGCCTTAGTGGAGGCATGGATAGTACAGGACTTTTAATTAATTTTTTAGCAAATGATTATAAAGTTTCTGCATTAAGTTTTGATTATGGACAAAAACATAAACTTGAATTAGAAAGATTATCTGATAATTTAGCTTATTTAAAAGAAAATGGCTATGAAGTAGAACATACAGTATTAGATGTATCTCAAATAGGTAATTTATATAACTCTGCATTAGTTAGTAGCGATACTGATGTGCCAGAGGGCTTTTATGAGCAAGAAAATATGAAACTTACAGTAGTTCCAAATAGAAATATGATTTTCTTTTCTATGATTGCAGGTTATGCATTATCAATAGCAACAAAAGAAAATTGCCAAGTAGATATTGGACTTGGAGTTCATAGTGGCGACCACGCAATTTATCCTGATTGCAGACCTGAATTTTATGTAGAGGCAATGAATGCTTTTAAAGTAGGCAATTGGGATAGTGATTTAGTAAGTTTAAAACTTCCTTACTTAAATGGAGATAAATTTACTATATTGCAAGATACTGACGCAAACTGCGTTAAGTTAAATTTAGACTTTAATACAGTTCTAAAAAATACTAATACAAGTTATGCACCTGATGAAAAAGGAAGAGCTAGTGGAAAAACTGGCTCTGATGTTGAACGAATATTAGCTTTTTGGCAATTAGGAACACAAGACCCAGTTGAGTATGTAGGAGGTTGGGACGAAGTCTTAGAAAACGCTCTTAAATTACAACAAGAATTTCAAGAGAATAAGTAGGGCTACTACCCAATGAATGCTTTTTCCTACCGAGAGAACAAAAGCTCACAGGTCTTTTTTGACCATAAACATTGAAAGGTTGTAAGAAATGTACTCAATAGCTAAAGAATTTACTTTTTCTGCAAGTCATCAATTACTTAATTTACCAAAAGAACACCAATGTGCTAGGTTGCATGGACATAATTATGTAGTAATTGTTGAGTTAATATCTATGAGATTAGATGAAGTTGGTTTCATAATTGACTATGGAGAATTAAATTTTATTAAAGAATATATAGATAATAAATTAGACCATAGGCATTTAAACGATGTTTTAAACTTTAATCCTACTGCTGAAAAAATGGCTAAACATTTTTATAAAGAATTTGAAGCAATGTTTATTGAAATATATGGAGAAAAAGATATTTTAAATAAAGTAAGTGTAAAAGAAACTGATAAAACTATTGCAAGTTATTATGAATACTAAAACTTTACCTTTAATTAGAATAAATGAAATTTTTGGACCTACATTTCAAGGCGAGGGGCAAACTATTGGAAAGATTAGTGCATTTATTCGTGTTAGTGGTTGCAATTTAACTTGTGATTGGTGCGATACTCCATACACTTGGGACTGGAAAGGTAAAAATGGAGTTAAGTATGACCCTAAAAAAGAAACTATTGGCTTTACAGTTGAGCAAGTAGTAGGACAAATAATGAGCCTTAATTTACCTTTTGGAAGTCATATTGTTTTTACTGGTGGCGAACCAATGAGCCAACAAAGTAAATTATTTCATGTAATGAAAAATCTAAGACAAAAAGGATTTGTTATTGAAATTGAAACAAATGGAACAATATTAGCTAAAAATGATGAGTTTTTTGATGTTATAGATTACTTTAATATTAGTCCTAAATTATCAAATGCAGGTATGCCAAAAGAAAAAACTATTAAACCAAAAGTATTAGAACAATATATGCAATATTCGCAAAACTATGCTTTTAAATTTGTAGTACAAGAAATAGATGACTTATTTGAAGTAGATGAAATAGTAAAAGAAAACGATTTAAAAAATGTTTATATAATGCCTGAAGGCAAAAATAATAAAGACCATTTTATAAATATGGTGCAACTATCAGATGAAATACTAAAAAGAGGATATAACTTATCTCCAAGATTGCATGTCTTGTTATGGTCAGATGAAAGAGGTAAATAATGCAACAAGAAAAAATAGAAAAATTAATAAAAGAATTATTAATTGAAATTGGAGAAGACCCAAATAGAGATGGATTATTAGAAACACCAAAAAGAGTTGCAAAGTTTTGGAAAGAGTTTATAGATTATGACGCAGGAAAAATTGGAACAACTTTTGAAGCAGTAAAAGCAGACCAAATGGTTATAGTTAAAGGAATAAAAGTTTGGTCTTTATGTGAACATCATTTAATGCCGTTTAGTTCAGAAATAGCAATTGGTTATATAACTAGAGATAAAGTTTTAGGATTATCTAAATTTGCTAGAATAGCACATAAACACGCACATAAATTACAACTACAAGAAAAACTAGTTTCTGATATTGCAAATGAAGTTAGAGATTTAGTAAATACATATGATGTAGCAGTTTATGGAATAGGAACCCATCTATGTATGGTTGCAAGAGGAATTAAGACTGACGGACAAATGATTACTTCAGTTATGCGTGGAGTATTTAGAGAAGAAAGCGAAACTAGAAACGAATTTTTATCATTAGTTAAATAAATTTATCTTCTTATTAATATATAATTAGTTAAACAATAATAAAAGAAAGGAATGCTTTACATATTTAAGACAATGTGGTTGTTGTTCTGAGTAAATTATTTATTCGTTTTCTTTCATGGACTAAATAGAGCCTGTAATTAGTAATAATTATGGGCTTTATTTTTTTTAAAATAGTAGTTTGTTATATTCTAAAATGGTTATATAATTATCTTATATTAGATAATAAGGAGATATATGAAAATATATAAGGCAATAGAAGAAAATGATAACCTAATATTTGGCAAAGAATATGTTGGTTATGATTTAGATATTGATGACTGTGTAGGTAGTAAAAGTATTCAACTTACTCATGTTGTTAGTTCAGATAGAGTTATTCAATTAACTAATCCAATTATTACAAGTTATATTAATTTAACTGAAATTGGAGATAATGCAAATATTGGACTTAATCATAATGCAAAAGCAATTAAGAGAGTTAGAGGTAATAAATAATGAATATAGAATTTTTATATTGGTTTTTAAATATTATGTTTCTAATATCATTAATTCTTTTACCATTAGCTATTTTTGAAATATTTTATAAAGAAAAGAAAACTGAAATAGAATTATGGACTGAAGAATATCAAAAAGATGTTCCAATAGTTTGGAAGTAATTATGTACCCAAAAATTGTAAAAACTAAACACACTTGGAGATATATTTTTTATTACCAAAAAGCAGAAAAAGTAGGAGATTTATTTTATACCGATATAGTAACTGATAAAGGCTTTCAATATGCAGAAAGTACTGCATGGGGCAGAGCAACTTTTGACGGCTGTAACTTTATGAAATATGTAAGTAAAAGAAAAGTAGGAGGATAATATGTTCGGAGTAGATATTAGCACTTTATTATTAGGAGGTATATTAATTGTACTTTTCCTTAATAATTTACAATTGCTAAGACTAAATGAAATAATAATTAGGCAGGCAAAACAAGATATGAAATATCATATAGCTGACTTAAATTATAAAAATTCTATGGCTAAAATTAAAGAACTAGAAATAAAGGACTAATTATGACAGAAAAAGACTTTTGGAGCATTTATTGGTCTGTAAAAGAAATTGCAGATTATTATCAAGTCCAAATAAATACAGTTTGGATGTGGAAATATAATAACAAGCTACCTAAACCTTTTACCTTAGTTGGTAAAAGTCCTTTATGGATAGCAAGTGATGTAGTAAGTATGAAAGGTAATAAAAATGGATAAAGAAACAAGAGCAATATATGCAGAATTATCAAAACCTTTTGGCAAAGGTGCAGTTAAATCTCCACCAAAAGGCAAATATGGTAATTATGTAGAACACTCTATGGTAAGGCAAAAAATGATTGCATTATTTGGTAACTTTGATGAAAGCATTCCTTATCATTTGAAAGAAACTTTAACTAATCCTAAAACGCAAGAAACTAAACAAGTATTAGTTGGTTGCACTTATAGGCTTACAGTTGAAATAAATGGAGTAAAAGTTACAAAAGAAAGTACTGGAGTTTGCGAACATCCATTTAATTGGAATTCAGACGCAGAAAGATTAAAAGTAGCTGAAGCAGACGGCTTTAAAAGAGTTTGTATGAAATTAGGAGTTGCATTACATTTGTATGCAAACGAAGATTTTATCTTACACGATATATTAAAATCAGATGAACAAGTAAGTTCAGACACTGAAGAAGAATAGTACATATAATCCCTGTATCGTACTAAAAAATGGGCTAGGACTTAGGTTTTAGCCCATTTTTATTTATTTAGTGAAAAAACATACCTGAGGTTGCCCTCAGACAAGAGGAGATATTTCTCTGGTATAAGTGTTAAGACTGAAAAGCTTGTAATTATTGACGATATAGGAGTTATAAAAATGGATAAATTAGATATTGATAATAAATTTATCATTATTCCTGAATGGATTTTATTATCAAATATTTCAGATAAAGCAAAAGTTCTTTATGGTAATTTATGGAAGTATGCAGATAGAGATACAAATAAATGCTTTCCAAGTAGAGCAACATTAGCAAAAAATATGAATTGTTATAAAAGTTCAATTGATAGAGTTTTAAAAGAGTTAATAGATATTAAAGCAGTTTCAGTACAAAATAGACCACCAAAAGATAATGGAGCTAATCAAAGTAATTTATATACATTAAGAACAATTAGCCCTGTATTCATAGATAAAGACACCCCTAGTAGTACTGATAAAGACACCCCTGTTGTCCTCGATAATGACCTAACAATAACCAATAGAACAAAAACCAATATAACAAAGGTAAGAAAAAGAGATTTAATATTTGAAGAAATATGTAATCAATGTGGCATAGATTGGACTAAAGCAACAAGAGGAGAATTAGGCAGAGTTCAAAAAGCTACAAAAGAATTAAAAGAAATAAACGCAACTGTTGAAGAAATTAAAAAAGTATCTATTTGGTATAAAACAAATTGGAAAAATATTGATATTACACCTAATGGTATTGCTAATAACTTTAGTAATATTTTAGGTAAAATAGCTAAACAACCAAAAAAGAGAAAAAGTTGTGATGAAGTAGGTCATAATTGGATTGATTTAGAGCTGATATTTATTTGTCAATATTGTAGAATAGAAAAGAGTAAAAAATGAAAATTAAAATAAGTGAACTAAAATATTATCCTAAAAATGCTCGTCAAGGAGATGTAGGAGCTATTGCAAATAGCATAAAAGAACTAGGACAGTTTCGTTCTGTAGTAGTAAATAAAAATAATAATGAAATTTTAGCAGGTAATCATACAGTTATGGCTATGGAGATGTTAGGTTATGACGAAGTTAATGTTGAATATGTAGATGTAGATGATAAAACTGCTAAAAAAATAGTTTTAGCTGATAATAGAATTTCTGACTTAGCAAGTTATAACGATAATGATTTAGCAGAATTATTAAAAGAAGTTGCACAAGATAGTGGGTTGAATGGAACTGGATTTGATGATGATGATTTAGACGCATTATTAAAAGAAATTGCAGAGCCTTTAGATTTAGGAATAAATAAAAAACCAAAAGGAAAAAGAGTAGCTAGAAATTTACCGATAGATTTAATTTATTCTTATACACCTTTAGACCCAAGTTCATTTATTGCAAAAGAATTTGGTTGGTTATGTGGCTCAATTTCAACTGAAAGTATTCGATATGTAAATAAGCCAGAAGTTGCAGAAAGATTTTTATGGCACCATGAAATACAATTTATTGATAATGATTGGAAAGACTATAATCACGAAAAACATTTAACTGCAGTAAAACATTTTAAACCTAAATATGCAACTACTAGAGATGTTATGAGTTCAGACCAATGTAGAGCAAATGATTGCGAATATTATACATTTGAACAAATTATGGAGTTTGCAGATGATATTGCACCTCATACAGAAAATATGATAATAATTCCAAAATATAATTGCATTGATAAAATACCTGAAGATTATGTTTTAGGATTTTCAGTACCAACTTCTTATGGTGGAACAGAAGTGCCTTGGGAGGCATTTAAAGGAAGAAAAGTTCATTTATTAGGTGGTAGTTGGAAACTACAATTGCAATATTTAGAACTATTAGGAGATGATGTAATTAGTTTAGATAACAATTACATTAATAAAGTTTCTGATTGGGGACAATTTACTTTACCAGACGGAACATTAACTGATTTAGAAAAAATTGGCTTTCCTAGAGGCTCAATTCTAAGTCATAAGACATTTGCAGTACTTTTAAGTCTTAATAATGTAGCTCAAAAAGTTAATGAAATCTTAGGAAAAGACGAAGAAGAATAAAAACCTCAATGATTATGGAGAAAAAAGATACCTGACCTTTTGTTCTCTCGTTAGGAGAAATCTCTCTGGTATAACTGTGCCGAGATATAACTTAGTTGCAGAGCGTTAAGATTTGAGAACAAAGTTATAAAGTGTTCTGGAATAGATATAGTTTTATTATATAATCCAAATTATGAAGTTAGATAATATGACAGATAATAGATATAAAGTAAATCAAAGTGATGTTAATGATATGCGTGAATTTAGGTCATTAGGTTTTACAGTTCAAGAAATAGCAGACAATTATAATATATCATCTGCAACAGTAGTTTATTGGACTAATGATAAATCTAGGGCTAAACAAAAAGCTAAAAATGCTAAAAGAAGAAGAACTAAAAAAGAAGATATTTCAAAAAAAATTAAAAACGATATGGCTAAAAGAAAATTAAATAATATAGAAACACCAAGAACAAAAATTAGACATACTTTAGAAAGCAGATTAAATGATAAAAGAAATCCTAATCCAAAAACTATTCATGGTATGAAAATAAAAGATGTTGTAGAAATGAAAGATAAAGGATTATTGCAGAGAGGTAATTCAAAAATAGATATATAAAGGAAAAGGATATGGTAAATAGAGCACAAAGAAGAAAAATGAAATCTAAAAAAGGTGGAATGTATCGTGGTTTGAAAAGACCAACTGATGACGGAGTAGCAAATGGAGGTAAAAAAAGATATGGCTAATTTAAAAAATTTAGAAGAACAAGTTAAAACTCATAACTGGTGGAAAGCTAATAGAGAAAAAATCAGAGAAAGGATAATAAAAAATTTTAATTTAAAAGAAACTTTTAAAATTTAAAGTTGGTATATCTCGATAACAGGTATATAATTATCTTATATGTTAGATAATAAAAAGGAGTTAATATGGTAAATCAGAAAAAAGCAGTTTATCGTTCCGAATGGGCTATGCCAAAAACTTTTGACATTATGCCTGATGTTAGAAAATTTAATTCTAATAATCTTGAGAAAAAAGTTTTAAGAAAAAGAACTTTTATAATTGGCGCAAATGGAGTTATTGAAAAAGTAGTTTTCGATAATGGGGAGTTTATAGAACCAAGTGACGGAATAAGTAGGGATAGTTGGGGCTTTCCTAAAATGGAATATATAATTGATGAAAAATTAGAATATAAATTTAATCAATATGATTACCATTTTAATGATTATAAAAATCCACCACCTGCCCCTAAATTTGAAAAGGACTTAGAAATATTTGAAACCTTTTGGAAGTTAGCAGAAAAATATTCCAAACTTTATCCTAATGAGCAAGGATATGAGTGGCACATGTACATGGGATGTATGACACCAAGAAGAAGAAGATATTTCGATAAAGCAGGTAATCAATATTATGCAAATACATATGAATTGAATTTAGAAATATCTAAACCAATATTAGAAAATAATGAAACTTGGAACGAAAAGTTACTAAAGAATAAATATGCATATAAAAATGTTAAGAACGAAAATAAACTATCTACTGAAGAACTAGAAAAGATAGTTCGTAAAAATGTTAAGACTAAAATATTTAGCGACTTCTTTTATAAGAAATATTTCGATAAAAATATAAATATAGAATTAGTTAATAGTTATGAAGGCTCATCTTATTACACTTGGGGCGGAAGAATTATATTGAAAAAGTGGGCAACTGATTTAACTTTATTGCACGAACTTGCTCATCAAGGTGCAGGTTGTAATAACGACCACGATGAATATTTCACAAGTCAATTATTAATGCTTGTTGGAAGATTTTTAGGACATGAAATGCAAATTAAATTAATAGAAGAATATAAACTAAGAGATGTCCATTGGTTAGGAATATTTAATCATACCGAACAATGTCTAAAAGATTGTGGTGTAACTAATGAAGTTATGCTTAAAGGTGCTAAAAGTGTCAAGCAATGTGCTACTGGAACTACGAGAATGGTTGCAAGATTTAACAATCATTTAACTAAGAAAGTAGCAAGTGCTAGATATTAAACTAAAAGAAAAAAGGAGATAATAATGAGTGGAGAAATATTAGATACAAAACCAAGACCACAAGTTGAAAGAGTTCTTTCAAAGTTAATTGTTAATGGTGGTTGGATTTGTGGAGTAGAGTTCCAAAAGGAATTTATTCCAACTTACTCTCAAAGAATAACTGATTTGAGAAAAAGAGGTTGGAATATTGAAAGTGATGTTTGTGATAAAACAAGTCATAATCATACAGGCAGAGTTGCTATGTATAGAATAAATGACCACAATGGTTGGAAAAATTATGAAACTTGGAATGTTGCACTTTGGATTGGTAATGAAGAATGTTTATATAAGTTAGCAAAAAGAAGTTCAAATTATTATAACTTTATTTGTAAAGTTTTTAACTCAAGTCATAGTGAAGTTATAAGATTTAAAAATGAAACGCCTGACGGTGTTAAATGGAACGATAAGTTAGTTAATAGAGATGATATGGATGAATTTATAAATGAATTAAAGGAAGAATTATGAAAGAGCAATTTGTTATTTATGAAAATCCAATTCAGCATAGAACTAATACAGGAAGTCATATTTCAATAGTTACAGATAATGAAACTTCTACAATTCCAATTAGTCCAATTGATTGGTTATGTGATTTTTGTAATAAAAATATTCAAATATTTGATGAACAAGAGATACAAATGTCAATTTTTTGTTTAAATAATAATAATGCACTTTGTATGGAATGTTTTTTTAACATAATTAAAAAAGATAGAACAATGGCAGATGAGTTTGGACTTTGTCAATGTTGTATGGATAAAGAAGTAACAGATGAGCATAGAATTGTTTTTAGAAATTTAAAGAGCAAAGAACTAAAAGATAATTGGCAAGGCTTTATGAGATTTAAAAGCGAATATCAATTAGCAAGATTTCTATCACAATATTATGACGCAACAGGAGAAATGGTTTTACATGATAAACTCAACAAAGGTAAATTCAAAAAAGCAAAAGCAAAAAAAGAGCAAGAATAATATACCAACAATTAGTAGAACTAAACTATTAAATGAATTAACTAGCGGTAAATTTATTTGCTCATATCATAGTACAAATATAAGAGATGTTGTTTATAATGCACGAAAGACAGGACTGCCAATAGAAACTCTAACTTGTCTTGAAGAAGAGTGTACAATGAAAGAAAGAAAACATAAGGCATATTATTATGAGTGGGCATTGGAACGAAGAAGATGATAACCAAGTTATATTTGAAGATGTATTTGGTAACGAAATTGCAATAGGCAAAGGATATAATGACGGACAAGTAAGCATTTATATTTGGGCTTTACCTCATCCTGCACCAATATTATTAAAAGCAGAAGATATTATTCCATTTACAAAAGCTCTACAAGAAGAAAGTAATTTAGCAATAGCACAAGTTGGTAAATTAAAAGCAAGTTTAGATTTATTAGTTTGTCAGAATTGTTCTACAATAATTGAGCCAATTGAAGCACAACAAGATAAATGTGTTCATTGTTATGTCAATTGAGGGTTGGAGAGAAGACGAAACTTTTTCAGAGTTTAAAGCTAGAAAAAGAGCCGAGAGTGGAACTCAAGGCATGGGACAAAAAACAGTTAAAAAAAGAGATAATTGTCTGAAAATCAAAAAAGAGGACTTAGAAATAAACAAAAAGGTCGCAGAAAGCAAAATTTAGCTCGTAAAAAGCTACGCATTCCTGATACAAAATTTAGAGGACAAATGGGCAATGAGGAAAGTTGGCAAGGCGAAGTAAGAGTAGAAGTTAAAGCAGGAAAACAAATTCAAACTATTTGGACTAAATATTTAAAAGCAAAAGAACAAAGTGATTCAAATACAAGAATAGGAGATAGCAGACCATTTATGTTTGTAGCTATGCCTGATGGAACTTCAAATGGTTTAGCAATTATTGAACTAGATAAGTTAGAAGATGTAATAATCGCGTTGTTAGAAACTTGGAACAACGAAACATAGAGAAAAACATACCTGACCTTTTGTTCTCTCGGTAGTAAAAAGCATTCTGGAACAACTATAAGGACTGAAAATTCAATGATTATGTAGTAAAATGTGTTTTGTGTGTATAAAAAAAAGAAATATGATACAATTTAGGAGAACGCATTATGGCTAGACCAACTAAATTAACTGATACATTAATAGAAGAATTCTCCACAAGAATTAAACTTGGGCTTTCTTATTCAATGACTTGTGGGCATTTAGGTATAAGTTATGAAACATTTAGGCGTTGGAGAAAAGAGGGCGAAGATTTAATCGCTAATCCAAAAAGAAAATCTCAAAAAAATGAATTATTAATTAAATTTGTTAAAGAAGTAAATAAAGCTAATGCTGAAAATGTAATGAGGAGATTAGGCAGAATTGATAAAGCTAGTACTGAGGGCAAATGGCAAGCAGACGCTTGGTTTTTAGAAAGGCGTTTTCCTGAAGAATTTGGACGAGTTGATAGATTAAAGCTTACAGGAGAAGAAGAAAACGAACCATTAACAATTAAATTAAAATGGTCAGACCAGAATTAACTATTGAACTTCCTGACTTGCATGAAAAACAGCAGGAGATATTAAACGATAATACAAGATTTAAAATTGTAGTTGCAGGTAGGCGTTGGGGCAAAACAAGACTTGGAATAGCAATGGCTATTAAATATGCACTTCAAGGCGGTCGTGTTTGGTGGATAGCTCCAACTTATCCTATGGCTATGGAGGGTTGGAGAGAATTTAGACAAATAGTTGCAGACTTGCCTTGTGAAATACTTGAGGCTCAAAAATTAATAACATTTGCTAAAGGTAGCCTCCAAATAAAGTCAGGAGATAATCCTCAAAGGTTAAGAGGTGCAGGTTTAGATTTTGTAGTTTTAGATGAGTGCGCTTATATTAAAGAAGAAATATGGGCAGAAGTAATAAGACCAACATTAACAGAAAAACAAGGACATGCTTTATTTATATCAACACCAAGAGGCTTTAACTGGTTTTCAAGATTAGTAGAAAGAGCAGAAACTAATAAAGATTGGAATTTTTGGCAATATCATACAAATACTAATCCATTTATACCAAAAGAAGAGTTACTAAGTGCTAAAGAAGAAATAGGAAGTTTTTTATTTAGCCAAGAATATGAGGCTCAATTTGTTGAAAGTGGGCAAGGATTAATAAAACCTGATTGGTTTCATTATTATGAAAGTATTACTGAAAAAGAATATGATAAGATAGGTTATGAAATCAATAGAGATTATTTTCTTATCAATGAGAAAAAAATTGCGAAAGATGAAATTCAAATTATTACGACTGTGGATTTGGCTACAAGTACCAAAGAAAGTGCAGACTTTACTGCTATTGTTACAGTTGGTAAAACAAAAGATAATGACTTATTGGTACTCGATGTTAAAAAAGCAAGATTAGAAGCACCTGATATATTACCTTTATTATGGAAAGTCTATAATGAATTTAAACCTGCATATGTAGGTATAGAAAAAGCAGGATATCAACTAGCATTAATACAAATGGCTCAAAGAGAGGGCTTACCAGTTAAGCCATTAACTCCAGATAAGGATAAATTCAGCAGAGCGTTGCCTTTAGGTGCTAAAATGGAAAGCGCACAAGTGTTTTTTAATCGTAATGCTTTATGGTATTCTGATTTGGAAAGAGAGTTGTTACAGTTTCCTGTTGGAGAGCATGATGACCAAGTGGACGCATTAGCTTATGCAATAACTGAAACAATTGGCACTACTGGATATAAAGCATATTAGTAGTGGTGGCGATAGTAAGACCTTAGGGTTGCGTTCACTTACTATCAAAACCACTAAGGAGTAAAAATGGCAGAGAGAAGAAAATTAAGCGAAATAATATTTGGAAGAAATAATCAAGAAGAAAAATATTATAATTTTTTTAGAGATGATGTAGGAATATACGGACAAAACAGTTTTATATGGGGCTTTAATACGCGTGCAGGAGAATTTGATGTTAATAATATTGGTAATGGACAATCTAATTCAGCAGTTGTTGCATGTTTACAAACTTTAGGAGTTTCATTTTCTGAAGCCTCTTTATTAGTTAAAACTTATAACCAAGATAATGAAATGGAAGTTATTTATAATCATCCATTTGAAATATTGATGAAAAGACCTAATCCTTATATGTCAGGAGATGTAATACAACAATACATAATAAATGCTATGCATGTATTTGGAGATGCCTATTTATTAAAACAAAAGAATGAATCAGGACAAGTAGTAGCACTTTATCCTTTAATGCCTAACTTAGTAACTCCAAAAGGTACTAAAGAAGATTTGATAACTCATTATGAATATGAAACTGAAAAGAACGGCTTAACAATCATAATGAAAGAAGATATTATACATTTACGATTAGGATTAGACCCAACTAATCATAAAAGAGGTTTTAGTCCTTTAAAGTCAGTATTAAGAGAAATATATGGCGATGAATCAGCAGGTCAATTAGCAACTGCATTATTAGCTAATAGCGGTGTTCCAAGTGTAATTATTAGTCCAAAGGACGGATATGGACCAACTAGTGAAGAAGCTGAACAAATTGTAAAAACTTATCAACAAAAAGTAGCAGGTCAAAACAAAGGAATGCCTTTAGTACTTAGTGGTGCTATGTCTGTAGAAAAAATGTCATTTAGTCCAAGTGAATTAGATATAGGAAAATTAAGACATATATCAGAAGAAAGAATATCAGCAGTATTAGGAGTACCTGCAATATTAGCAGGATTAGGTGCAGGATTAGATAGAGCAACTTATTCTAATGCAAAACAATTAAGAGAGTATTTTACTGAAAATAAATTAATACCATTATGGAGAATGATAGGACAAGAATTAACTCATCAATTATTAAATGTAGATTTTCATACAGAACAATATCAAGAGGCTTATTATGACTTTTCAGATGTAAGAGCGTTACAGCAAGATGAAGATGATATGTATAGAAGATTAGCAGTTGGTGTTAATGCAGGAATAATGACTATTGGCGAGGCAAGAAGAGCAATAGGATTAGATACAGATGAAAATGATGATGTTTATTTAATGCCTAATAATAAAGTAGCAGTTCCAAAAGATGAATTAGGAACATTTACTGCAGTACAAGAAATACCAAATCAAGAAGTTATTGAATTATCTAGTTTTGAAAATGATTTAGAAATAAAAGTAATTAGAGAAGAAAATGGCGAGTATTGTGTTTATTCAGAAGATACAAATAGACTTCTAGGTTGTTATCCTACTGAAGAATTAGCAAAAGCTAGATTAGAACAAATACATAGATTCGGAGAGAACGCTTATAGTGGAGAATTTTAAAGGACCTTACGACGATTTAGATTTTACAATTCCTAAAGGTGCTAAAGAAGAAGCTAGGAGAGGTCTAGATTGGGTAAAAGAATATGGCAGAGGTGGTACTTCTGTTGGTAGGAATTCAGCAAGATATATTTTAAATAATACAACTGCAGGTGCAGAAAAAGTAAGACATATTGCTAAATATTTTCCAAGACACGAAAGTGATAAAGCAGGTCAAGGTTGGTCACCAGGAGAAGATGGCTATCCAAGTAATGGAAGAATAGCTTGGGCTTTATGGGGAGGAAACGCAGGAAGAAGTTGGAGCCAAAAGTTAGTAAGGGCAATGAATGCAAGAGATGAAAAAGTATCATCTGCTCTAGAGTTAATAAAAAGAAGAAATGCAATTTTAGACTTAAATGATGAAATATTTGCAGGAGAATTTGAAAGTGAAGAAACTAAAACTATTTTATGGAAACAATATGACGCTTTATTATCTAAATGGGACTATCAATTAACTTTAGAATATTTTCAATTATTTAAAAATTTAGAAAGAGAAATAAATACTTATTTTAAGAATAATCCACCAACAATTATTGGTATTGGAGCAGGTGCAAGTTTAATTATTGATAAGATAACTGCAGATTGGAAAGCAGATTTATATGAAATGTATTTATCATTAATGACTGACTTTGCTTATGCACAAATAGAAACTTTATTACCAGAACAAATTAAAAATAGAGATGAAGATATTATTGCAGGAAGACAAAGAAAACCTCGTATGGAAGTTATTACAGGTGGATTTTTTAGATTAAGAAACTCAAATACAGTTTTTCCTATTGAGCCTATGACAAGAAATAAAGAGGCAATAGAATTTGTTACTAATAGATTAGATACAATTATGCCTGAATTAGCTAAGACAACTAAGAAAAGATTAAATGTTGCATTAAGAGTAGGATTTGATAAAGGAAGTGAATTAGGTTTAATAGGACAAGATTTAGCAGATTATGTTCAATCTGAAGTAAGCAATAGATTTGGATTACAAAGATTAGGAAGAAGTAATACTATTGCAAGAACAGAGGCACAAGTCTTAGCACAATTTGGAAAAGAACAAGCAGTAAAAAGAAGTGGTGTTCCAGTAGAAAAACAATGGATTACTCGTAGAGATAATTTAGTTCGAGACCCACATAGAGCAGTTGATAATGCTAGAGTAAATTATGAGCAATTGTTCACAGTAGGAGGATACAAGATGAAATATCCTGGCGATAGCTCTTTTGGTGCTCCTGCAAACCTTGTTGTCAATTGCAGATGTGATACAATATACCATAGAAAAAGGAATAGAAGACGCAGATGAAAGAGTTTAAAACAATTGAGTCAATTATCCCAAGCGATGTAGAGGGAAAAGTTGAAGCAGTTTTTAGCGTATTTAATACAATAGATAGCGATAATGATGTAGTCGTACCAAAGTCAATTAGAAGTGGCTATGGAGAAAAAGGCGTAACAATGGTTTGGGCTCATGATTGGGCTAAGCCAATTGGTAAAGGAAAAATCGTACAAGATGATAATAACGCTAAGTTTGTAGGCGAATTTAATATGAATACAGACGCAGGAAAAGAAGCTTATGAAACAGTTAAAGCTATGGGAGATTTACAACAATGGTCTTTTGGTTTTGAAGTATTAGATTCAGAAGTAGGAACATTTACAAAAGATAGTGGCGAAAGTCAAGAAGTAAGATATTTAAAAGATGTAAAAGTATGGGAAGTAAGTCCAGTATTAGTAGGTGCTAATCAAGAAACTTACACAATGGCTATTAAAGCAAATAAAGAAAAAGCTAAAGAAAAAGCTGATGAAAAAGATTTAAAAGCTGAAGTAGGTACAGATGAATTTACTACTTTAGATGAGGCAAGAGATAGAGCAGAAGAATTAGAATGTTCTGGAACTCATACACACGAAGATGAAGACGGAAATTTAATTTATATGCCATGTTCTACACATAATGAATATGAAATGGATA